CAGTATCTGCTACACCGCTGTTTTCTCCAACAACAAAGTTTAGATTTGCAGTTGAATGACCTGGAAAGTGCTTTGTAAAACTATTAAATGATTTATCTTGAAGAATTGAGCTATTCTGTTCAGTCAAGCTAGTTACATGTTCAAACTTAACTCCCCAATGATACCTTGAATTAACTTGGGTTTTTTGTCCTGTTCCATCGTAAATATGATTTCTAAACGGAAGAGGAGGTTCAACCAATCCCCTAAGCTCAGTTCCATCAACAGAAGATAATGAACCAGAATCAATACCTCCCAATGCTGCGAGAGGTGCTGAACCGGATGTCACAAGATGACTAATTCCTCTAAAACCCATTGGCAATGCAGTTGGATCAATTGATTGATTCAGGACTTGATCTGATACTTCAACTCTAACATATCTTGATCTTAGAGGATAATTTCCTTCAATCACAAGTTTTTGTTCAGAATCATCACGATCAAAATCATAGTATGCATTAATATCACCTATAATTTTTGCGATGTATCTGTCTGATGAAGGATCAAGACTGACACCTTCCCAACGCTCTAAAACTCTTTGATCGATGTCAGTATCAGTTAAATCTCTAATTGACAAACTGAATGAACCATATTTGTTTAAAGGATCATTGGATGGAGTCAAATTATAGATTGAAATCTTAACCTTGTTAGAAATTCCAGCTCCAGAATCTAGTGCATGAAGTTTAAATAAATTAACAGGAGTTCCACCGAATTTTTGTGAAATTACCCATGGTGATTTTGCACTTGAAAAACGATCGCGGAATCCTTCATAGTTTGGTTGTGTTGTTGATCCAACATTTCTTGTGGCTGAACCAGTCAGCAAGAAAACAGATCTTTCAGAATGATAATTGGTTTCAAAAATTGAACCAGAAGCAACAACACCAACTCCTGTAACAACTGCTTGTACTGGATGAATATCCCAGTGTGCTGCAAGATAATGACCTGCTTGTTGAAGTTTATAAGGATCAGTGTTAAGGACCTTACTAATATAATTTGCTGATGTCACATCAAATGAAGCCGTCAAAACGTTTGGATGTGATGCATCAGTTCCTTTGTGTCCATTTAAAAGAATAGTAAATTCCTGTTTTGATGTACCATTTGCGCTAAGCACTAAAGAACCTAATGAAGTACCTTTTGCTGTCGAGTCTCTTCCAATTAAACCTGATGATGGCTTACTAGAATCAAGACCCACAGCAGAAGCTGAAAGTCTTAAAACAACACCAGATGGTGCCATTACAATTCCTCTTACGATAGGAGTTGCAACATTTACTCCAATTCCATTAACACTACCAGTTCCTTGTAAACCTGCAGAACTAAAGACACTAGAACCGGCGGACTCTGACATGAAACATCCTAAAAAGTATGTTCTTCCTAAAACACCGTCAGAATTTGCATAAGGATTTGATGTTATTGTACCATCAATACCAGGTTGTTGTTCTCCAACAGTAAACCCTGCACTAGTAACATCACCGCCATTTGCTCCTGTAATTCTTTTCTTACCGTTTCCAACGCCAAGAATTCTCAGATATGTAACTGATGACGCACGTCTCATCCATTCAGAAACAGCAAGAGGACCAAACTTTTTTGAATCACTTTTACCAAATTTAGCAAAAAAGTCATTTAATGTTCCATATGTCAAGGGAACAAATGCGGGACCCTTGATTGCAGTTCCAATTATGCCTGCAGGAATACCGGTTGGTTGATTTTCAACCGGTCCTGATATGTCAATTTCTCTTGTTGTTACCCCTGCGCTACCAAATTTGAGCTGTGCCATTTATTTCGCTCCTACGATTTGATTGATAAGTATCAGATTACTTGCGAATTTTTTTGATCAAACGAATTGAACCCCAGAGTTTGTTACAATGAAATCAATTGCAATAAATTCAATTGCTCTTGTTGGAACGACAACAATTCTTCCATTAAGACGATTTAAATCAATGTCTTCTTGAGTATTGTTGGTTTCATTCATAACGACCTGATATGCTTCTACACCAGCTTGCGCTTGAATAAGGCTTAATTGTAATGTTGAATCTGCAACAAACCTGTTTCTAACCGCCGGCGTATTTTGTTCAAATACAATACCATTTGCAATATTAACAATTATTCTCTTAACCTCGAGAAGTAATCTACGAACATTGACTCTATCAAGTGCAGACTTTCTTACCTGCAATGTCTTTTGACCATAAATTACGAACCCAAGTCTTGGGAATGTTGCAATTGGATTGATTCTTGCATCGTACAGTCTATCCCTGTCTGAAACATTAAGTCTTACTTCAACGTTATTGACGAAGTCAAGAGCTGCTCTGTTAAATCCTGCTGGTGCAAACCAAGGGTATGCAACCCTGTCATTAAACCCTAAAGCCCCTAGAGCGGCTACAGATGCAGGTACTTTAACATATCTTCTGTTTACTAAATCGTTGATAAAAACATTTGGGAAATAAGTTGCAACATAATTGTTGTCAAATGTTCTTCCTTCAAACGTTGAAGCGGTGTTTTCTATATTAATTCTATTTGTTGAATCATCATAAATACGTCCGCTGTTGTCATCAAAGTTTGGTATATCCATGACATACATTCCAAACCCATAATCACGAACCTTTTTTGCAGTATAATTAGTAATATAATCTTCACGAATTCCAGGCAATGCTAACAAATTAACGTTTACCTGTAATGGATCAGTCATAACATCAATTGCGGTTATGTATGAATTAACTGCATTGTTGTTAATACCAGAGCCCGCAAGATTTGTTAACATTCCAGGTGATACAAACGTAGTTGATGCACCACCTAATGGAGATTCAAATGAAGTTGCTTTATCATTCATTCTTGAAGCGGCAGGATCCAAAACATTTAATCCATCAAATCCACCCTGCATAAAGGTTGTAAATTTTGCAAATGGAGAGAATCTATTAAATTGGTATGATTCTCCATTTGATAATAACGTAGCAAGAGTAATTCTATTACCAAAGATAGAATCTGTTATCGTGTAACTTGTTGGATCTACTTTACCATTTCTAATATAAGCAGCCTCACGCATATGAGATCTTACTGTACCGGTTAAATTTGAAATAGTAGTCGCTGCTAGTGCAACCTTTGACAAACTAAATTTGTTGTTATTAAAATCGTCAGCTCCTGATCCAGTTACCAACGCATCCAATTTTTTGATACCACTAAACTTTGTGTAGCTCTCCAACAAGGGATTTTTTACTTCTGATAAATTTGAATTAAGGGGAACATTATTCCTTTCAAATTTAACTCCCCAATAAAATTGTGGTGAAGTAACTTCTTGAGGTCCGGGATCACCATCCCAATTTGGAGTTGTGATTTGTCCTTTAGTAACCTTAAACCTAAATGGTACAGGAGGTAAGATTGATTGTGATAAAAATCCAATTGTATCAGCGCTAAATAAACCGGTTAGCCTCTTTAATGAATTAGCTGATGCTTCAGTCGCAGCAATTAAACCATCTTTTAAAGTATCATTTGTTTTTAGTAATTCATGTCCCCTAAATCCAAATGGTAATGATTTTGCAGGTACCTTTTTATCTTCTACAGAAGAATCAATAATCAATCTAATGTATTTTGATACATTTTCATACTTTCCGCTGGTTGTTATTCTACGCTCGTTAGTAACATCTTGATCAAAATCATAAGTTACTTTACGATCACCAACAAGTTTTCCAATGTAATTATCAGCGTCTGGATTTAATGAACAATTAACAAACTCTTCTAAAATTATTGGATTAACATCAGTATCATTCCAATCCCTGATTTGCAAATTAAATGTTCCATATTCATCCGCATCATTCTCTGAAACCTTTAAGTTTGCAATTGAAATCTTATAAAGGTTATTTGCATATGCACCATCATCTAAAGATTCAACAGCAAATAAATTATATTCAGTTGCGCCAAAAGGTTGAGAGATAAAATATGGGGTTTTTGGTGTAGTATATCTTGTATCAAATGCACCAAAAACTTTTCTAAACTCAGTTGTTGGTTCTCCTGAAACTGTGCTCTTTGAATTTGAGCCGGATAAAATTGCAATATAGTCATCATCCACAACGGTCGCAACTTCATCATCAACCGCGAGATCAAGATACAAAAGATGTTGATATTGTTCGAACTTTTCAGGATCTCTATTTAAAACTTTTCCAAAGTAATCTGCACTACTTGGATTCATAGATGCAGTATAAATTTTTATACCAGGAAGCTTATCATCAAATGAATAACTCGATCCTAAAGATGAAGAAATTACTAACTTAAACTTTCCTGATTTAACTTGTGCTGCATCATCAATACTCGTTGCACTAGAAAAAACTGAATTAACTGATTCATTTCCATCTAAAACAATCATTCTAGCCCCAGAAGCCAACATAATTGCTCCGCGAACTAGGTTCATATTACTAGCTTGTGTTCGTGACTCATTATCTGTAAACATTGGCATGCCATATGCTTCATTAGTTTGAAGTGTATGATCTGCTACAAGAAATTGTACACATCCTTGATGACGACCTTTAGTATCAACACCAATAGGAATTGTTGTTCCCTCAAGCTTAAATCCTGCATTCTTTACACGGCCAGTATTTGTTGTTGCAGAAATATCTAATGCAGTCTTATTTGCACCTGCGCCTAAAACTCTCATATAGGTTAATGCTGTTCTATTTTTTAAAAATTCATTAACAGCATATGGACCAAACTTTTTTGGATCCAAATTACCAAATATAGTAATAAACTCATTGAAATTTGAAACCGTTACTGGGACGAAAGCTGGTCCCTTGTTTGATGTACCAATTACACCTGCTGGTGTGCCAACAGGTCCTGTTGGTGGTGGTGCTTTTAATTCAATCTCACGCTCAAAAAAATTAGGAGACCTAAATACTTGCTCAGCCATCGTCCTGCTCCTTCATGTAATGCAAAAACTTTTCCTATAAGTATTTGAAAAAAACTAAAATAACTTTGTTAGTCACCATCCTTTAAAATGACGTCATATGATAGTCCACCAAGCAAAGAGTCTGAATAGCTTGGTGATGGTTTTGACACGATAAGTGAGGCAGGTTTTATAATCGATTCACCAGAACTTTGATTAACTTTATAAACTCTTGCATAACCTTCAATGGTTTTTCCATCGTTATCAAGGTATTTTATTTTCTCAAATAAAGGTACGTTATTTTTTAATTGCCTATTTCTTAGTGAAAGATCATCTGAGCTGTTGATATCTGGTACGCTATACAATCTAGTTCCAACATTTCTTTGATCTTGCCTTCTGTTTTTTACATCGCTGAGTGGAAGAGTTGGATCATCAGATCCAAGAAATTGATTGGTTATATTGTCACTTTCTGATGAACTAAAAATACCATTGGGCTCAATACTTGTTGTAAATGTAATTGTTGGTGATGAAACATACCTTTTTACCGGTATACCCACACCAGGATATTGAGAAGCAAAAACATAAGCATTAACTTTTATATTAAACGTATATTTTATTAATCTCTCCTCTTGTCCCAACTCATCAAAATTGTTATCTGGTTCATATGAATTTCCTTCAACCATCGCTATGAACCAATAACCTTTTGGAGTATTTAATTTCCAAGAATTACCTTGAGGTAAAAAAGATACCACTATTTGTTCTAATAACTGATTCATGTGTTGTGTATATTGAGTCCACATTGTCACTTCATAGTTAATAGAACAGAATTGAGGTGATGGAATTACTATTGTTTCATATATGTTATTTTTTTTTATATCAGCTAACCATGCACCATCAATCACGGCTTGATCTTGCGAATCAGCACCAACTTGCCTATCGGTCAAAAGTTGGTTATCAACATGTTCAAGGGATGGGTTTGTTGCGACATTTATTTGATTTTTTAACAAAAATCTATTGATAAGGTTTTGATAACCCCTGTCTGACTTGTCTAACCTTCTTTTTATTACAATCTCACCAGTTTGTTGGTTTATTCCTCTACCAACAATGTCTGCTCCAGAATCCTGCTGTACTGATTTTCTTGATATCGTAATTAATGGTAATATCAATGAATTGTTTTTGTCTCTAAGCGCCCTTTTCTTTTTTAAAAGAACCCACTTTTCACCGGTGGCAAAGATCACAGGAACCTTTTTAAAATCTGAATTATTGCCACCCACCTGTAACTTAATTTCATTATCAAATAATTTAAATAGGGCAACGTCGACGTCTTCGATACCAACGGGTGGTATTGTAATGTTTGGTGTCCCTTGATGTGTATCTGTATTGATGCCAGATACACCATATCTTGATTCACTTTTTGAATTAAAACGTGTTGGCATAATCAATCCTCATCATAAAATGCATTACCTACATTATTGGGATCACCATTACTAGAAATTTCACGAGGTCCTGTCAATGGTTCGTCCAAAACACCGTTTCTAACTAAGTCTCTAACGTCAGCGGTATCCCCCTCTTTATTGCTAGAAAAACCTCGTTGTTGAACAAAAGTTTTTTGTATTGAATCATCATCATTATATTTGATATCAGTTGGACCAAACGTGAGAGCCTTAAATTGACTTTCTCTAACTCTTGTTCCTATGAGTGATACACCATCAATATTTTCAGCTTGACCGTAGATTGTTCTCATGTATTTGTATTCTACTATTTCATAAAAAATTGGTCCAAATGAAAAGTAATCGCCTATTGATGGATTGATTCCCTTTTCTATCATATCTCTATGTTGTATGTAAACTTCTAGATTAAATTGTGTATCTATACCAAATTTATTGATCTTTGTTTCTGTTTGAAATTCTGAATTTACCATTACATCAATGACTAAAGGACTGTCAAAAATTTTTTGTAGTGCTTCATCATAAACTTCATGTGCTTTTGTTTTTATTTCAGAAACTGGGTAATAATAGATCTTTTGACCAATGACGTCTTTTACTATTTCTTTTGTTATATCGGAGATAAAATTAATTTCTCTTTGTGTTATAAAAAGTCTGGCCATATGTTCCTTTCATCAACCTATGACAATTGACTTTCCTAAGGGCATTGGAATGTATCTTAATTGTTTCTGCATGTTTTCAGCAGCAAGAACATCTTGTTCAAGAAGTTTTGCGTGGGTCAAATTTGCCAAAAATTCTTTCATTTGAGTAGATAATTTTTCTTTATCTTCTCTTGCTTGAGACACCAATTCTCCTCCATTTAACTGTAGATCTGCATTTGGAATGGGAATGGATTGAAATTTTGAACGAATTAACCCAAGTAATTCTTTGCTAAGAGCCAATGTATACTGTCTGATCCACTGTTTTCCAGGTTGATTTATTGTCTTAAATGGTATATTACCAAATGGCATGTTATTTGGTCCTGAAATTCCATAAATGGAATCATCTTTATATGCGCTAGGATTAAGAGGATCGTGCGGCTTCATTAATTTGATATACAACTTTCCTGTCTGAAGATCCGTAGAAGGTGTTGGATATATCCTTAAATTGCTACCAATTATGTCATAGCTGTAATTTGATCTACGAACCTTAAATGCAGTTTCTAACATTCCTCGTCTTAAGATATCCTCAAAGACAGGCAAGACGTAAAATACAGTTGAATTGACATATGATTCATAATTGAAATTTGTTGCCAAGAAATTTGTGATATTTGAAGCATTCAATAAGAATTGTTGTGCAGCCAAAGGTTCAAAATGAAATAATTCAACAACTTTAAGTTTACCCTTTGAACCAGAAGCTAACGTATCGTAAACAACGTCATCTTTGTCATCACCAGATGCAACTTTAACGTCCTTATAAATGTTGTAATCCTGTTGTCCAGGAATTAAATCAATGTAACCTAATGTTGCATCGAAAGAACCACCTACAAACGCTTCAGTTGCATATGGTTCTGACATCCTTAAAAGATATTCAACGGTTCTTCTAGCATACTTGTTGGTAAGATCTGTCGACCCAGTAGACAATCCAAGAACGTTTGTTAAATCTGAGGTTATTTTCATTTCATGTATTAAACGTGAATATTCACAACAAGATTCTTCAAAACACGCCCAAATTTCTTTTTTTGTCAATTCAACGCTTAATACATCATCACCTAATTTACGTTTTACGAACGTAACCATTGAATCTGCCTCTGTTTGAAAATCAGAATCAGAATCAAAGAATCCAAACGGCGTAGGATTAACAGTGGTTAAAAATGTTGTCATGTGCAGGCGTCCTTTTCACGCTAGATCCTTATATAAAATTATGGTCGAACTTTCGAATTAAAGTAAAGATTTTTACTTTAATATTCTAGCGTTTAATTATGGACCAAAAAAATCACATGACTTTATACGCTT